CAGAAATCGTGGTGTTGATTTCCTACTTAATGGAGGTAAAAGAAAGCAGACACAACCATTTCATATTATTTTTGAAAAGATGGTTTGCTTTCTGAAAAGGGAAGTAACTATCTATTTCGAATTTTCCATCAAAACACGGAAAAGAAAAGTAGTTTCCTGGAGTAAGAAAAATGTTAGCAGTTAGTTTAGTTTTTGGTTCATTTTTAACTATCTTATTTTTAATACTAGGAACACTGATTGGTTGGACTGTTAGGGAATACATGATGAACTATCGGGAGGTGCCGAGACCACATCCAGAGATGTTTGACGAGCAAGGAAATTTAATTCCAGATGAAGTAATCGCATTTAATTTTGAAAACTATCATGACTACGACAGCAACGAAGAAGAAGACGACGAGTAAAACAACATCACTCGAACTTCCAAAAAATCCATTTGTCTTTGAAATTTTAGATTTGGTATCTAAACAAAGAACAAAAGCAAAAAAGATTGAGGTTTTGAAGAAGTATGAAGAAAAACCTCTTAAAATGGTTTTTATTTGGAATTTTGACGAAAGTGTAATCTCTGCACTTCCAGATGGTGAAGTTCCTTATTCGCAATATGGTGAGCAAACTTCAAACTCTGGTACTTTAAGCACAAAACTTACAGAAGATGTTCGTCGTATGCACGAGGCAGGTTCATTTTCTTTAGGTGTAAGTGATAAGGAAGGTAGAACCACAATTCGTAGAGAAAGTAAGAATTTTTATCACTTTATTAGAGGTGGAAATAATTCTCTGAGCAATATTAGACGTGAAAGCATGTTTATTAACCTTCTTCAAGGACTTCACCCTCTTGAGGCAGAAATTATTTGTCTTGTGAAAGATAAAAAACTTTCCGACAAATATAATATTACGAAAGAACTTGTTGCCGAAGCATATCCCGACATTAAATGGGGGAATAGAAGTTAATTATGAAAGTGATTTATGAAGATTGTGACCCATCAGTAGCAGATGATAGATCTTTACCCTATACTGCATACCTAGTAGAATACAAAAAAGAAGGAATTTCTCACTTTGACATTGTTATATGCAATAAAAAAGTAGAAATATTTGATCACTACTGGGACAAGTATCGTGAAGACTTTGTAACGATGATTCAATCTGAAGGTAGAACTAACCCAAAAATCTGGAGTCCAAAAACATCTAAAAGCAAAAACCGAAAGTAATTTCAAAAATAGTCGAAAAAAATCTCCGTGAAATTTTTAACTCATAAGGATTTTTAAAAATTGTAACAGATGTTACAAAAGTAGTTGACTATATACTTTACAAGGTCTATAATAGACTTGTCGTTCATCCCATTTGCTATTTGCGAATAACGAATGGGACGCAAGTAAGTCGCGGAACGGAGCGTTCATCCTATGTTATCATTAGCACTGATCTTCTTTAGTCATATTCCACCAGAGCATTTTCTCAGGTGTGAAGATTATCAATGGTTGAAAAATGGTCTTGAGGAATCTGATCTTTTCAGTCCATCTGAAAAGAGTGAGATGATCCTTCACTGGATCAATCATACAGATCCTCAGTGTTTTGATAACAAGGACGCACACGACTGAAGGAACGGGGCATAAAAATCCCATTTCTTTAGGAGTAATCCAATGCAAATTCTAAATCTCTATAACAATCAGAACACCTATCGTGGAATCTCTCATGATCCTCACGCTAAAAAGGAAACTGAAGTAAGAACCTTTGTTGAGACCTATCGTGGTATTAAGCACGAAGAGACCAAAGAGGTTGTAAAATGAAGAACACTGTTAAAGCAAATTGGCTCTCTGTCATTAAGGCAAAGCAAGTCAAAGAGCAAAAACTAAAAACGGCACAACTTTGTATGGCAGGACATTGTGTAGTAAAGGGGTGAAATCTTGGATAACTATGTCTATCATCATGATGACATGGATAAAGATTCCCGACCTCCTAGTTGCTATCAACTAAAATATAGAGGATGTATCTATTGGTCTTGCTACCGTATCCACTTACATGAATATTTTGAACAGTTATTATCTGTTCAACCAATATACAACAGGAGGGGTTGAATCCCCTCTTTTTTTATGTTATACTGCATTGAAACGCAAGAGCATTATGGAGAGAGAAAAATTAAAACTCATTGTTCGTAATCTCGAACTACTTGTCGATTCCCTAAAGGCAGAAGTATATTCTGATGTTGGTGCTTATAAAATAAGTGACATCAAAACACGAGAATTGGATTATGATGAAGTCTTTGAGGATTCTGATTTAAATGACTGATACAAGTAGAGCAAAGAAACTTGTTAAGTTACTTGAAAGACTTATTAAACAAGATCATCTTTATAATGATGATAAGATACAGGAAATGAAAGCACAATTACGTGCGGTAAAAGAGCAAATCAAAGAATTAGAAGCACAAACATCGAAAGGATTTGGTAAAAAATGAAACCTATTAAAGCAAAAGATCTTCTTGAATTCGATAAGAGACTTGAAGTTGCTAGACTTCAATGTTATCCAATTCCAGAACAAGTTATTTGGCAGGCAGGAAAAGGAGATTATTCTGAGGTTCCAATTCACGAAGTTAAGGTCCCCAGTCCTCAGGAATGTGGTGAGTGGATTGTAGAGCAACTACTCGCAAATGAAAGAGGTCACTGGGGCCCATTAGAGCATCCCGGAATTACTTTTTCAGTATCTGGTTTTGTTCATAATGTAATCGTTCAGGCAAGAACTCATCGAATTGGCACTTCTTGGGATGTTCAGTCGCAACGATATACTGGAAAGAGAGTTGTAAAGGTTGCTAAGCGTGAACTTGATGTCGAAGATGTCTTCTATGTGCGTCCTGAGGGATTCTACACCAATCGTAAGGGTAAGAAGTATGAATGGACCGAAGAGCACCGACAACGCAAGTTAGAGCGCATTTTGAGCGAGTGTGAGGAGTATGCTGAGTATTATGAGCAAGGTATGTGTGAAGAGCATATTCGTGATTATCTTCCTCAGGCAATTCGACAAAACTTTGTAGTTTCATTTAACCTTCGTTCTGTTCTTCACTTTATGGACCTTCGTTCTAAACTTGATGCTCAAATTGAGATTCAAGCACTTTGTGACGCAATTGCTCCAGAACTTCAAAAGTGGTCTCCAAATGTTTGGAAGTATTATGAAGAAAAGAGACTACATCGTGCTCGTTTGAGTCCCTAATTTATATAAATATTGGTAGAGTAAAACTATCGTATTATGGTTTCACACTACATTTACAAAATAACAAATATTCTTAATGAGCAGATTTATATTGGTAAATCCAAAAGACCAAAAGTAAGATGGAGACAGCATAAATCTCACTCAAAAGTAAGAAATACAAAGTTATATTATGCTATGAGAAAGTATGGTGTTGAAAATTTTGTATTTGAAATTATAGAAGAGTGTTTTGAAAATAAAGTAAATGAAAGAGAAATGTATTATGTCTCTCTTTTGAAACCATATTATAATATGACTAATGGAGGCGACGGTGGTGGATTTCTCAATAAAAAGCACGGGGATAGATGGAAACAAGCAATTAAACAAAGCAATTCTAAAAAAGTTGCTTGTTATGATTTGGATGGAAATCTAGTCAATGTTTATGAAAGTTGTAGAGATGCTTCTTATGATGTTTTTGGTAAAGATTGTAAAGGCATTGGTGCTGTGATAAGAGGAGAATATCAAACTTGTGGTGGGTTTCAATGGAAAACTTTTGAAAATCAACCACTATCAAAAATATCTTCATATAAAAGAACCTCTCATAAAATTAAAAAAATAGGAAAATATGATACTAATGGAAATTTAATTGAAGTTTATGATAGTATGACCATTGCCGCAGAAAAAAATAACGCCTCAACTTCCAAAATAACTTTAGTTTGTCAAAATAAAAGGAAAAAACATAAAGGATATGTTTGGAAGTATGTGGTATAATGACTCTAAATAAAATATCTTGATTTTATAACAATGCCAACATACCCCGTAGTGAATACAAAAACTGGTGAGCAGAAAGAAGTGGAAATGAGTATCCACGACTGGGACCAGTGGAAAAATGATAACCCAGACTGGACTCGTGACTGGTCTGATCCATCTACATGCCCTTCTCCTGGAGAAGTTGGTGAGTGGAAGGATAAACTGATTAATAGGAACCCTGGATGGAACGATGTATTGCATCGTGCATCGAAAATGCCTGGATCTAAAGTAAAAAAAATCTAATCACTTATGGCAAGAAGAAAAAGATCGTCTGCAGAGCAACCAATTGGGGTTGGACTCACTGCAAAGCAGATGAAAAGAAAAAAACCTTTAAGTTCGGAATATCTTATTGATATTGATCCGTTGACAGAGAATCAAAAAAGATTATTTGATTCTTATGATAATGATAAACACATCATTGCTTATGGGTGTGCTGGTACTGGAAAGACCTTTATTACCCTCTACAATGCCCTTCGTGACGTATTAGATGAAAGATCACCTTATGAGAGAATCTACCTCGTCAGATCTCTTGTAGCAACCAGAGAGATTGGATTTCTTCCTGGTTCCCATGAAGATAAGGCAGACATTTACCAAATTCCTTATAAGAATATGGTAAAGTATATGTTCCAGATGCCTAGTGATGCGGATTTTGAGATGCTTTATGGTAACTTAAAGGCACAAGAAACAATCAAGTTTTGGAGCACATCTTTTCTGCGTGGAACAACACTTGATAATGCTATTATTATTGTTGATGAGTTTCAGAACTTAAATTTCCATGAATTGGATTCTATTATTACTCGTGTTGGAGAAAATACAAGAATTTGTTTTTGTGGAGATGCTCGTCAGTCAGATTTGACCAAATCAAATGAAAGAAATGGCATCATTGATTTTATGAATGTATTGCGTAAAATGCCTTCGTTTGATATAATTGAATTTGGAATTGATGATATTGTTCGTTCAGGTCTTGTCAAAGAATACATTACAGCAAAAATTGAAGCAGGTTTTTAATGTTTACTCATGTTGATGTTGAACTTCCTCGTCTTGAAAGAGAAACGATAGATGGGGTAAGATTTTATAAAGTTCCTAATGATGAAGAACTTCTCCGACTGGTCTCCATCACTTCGGTGACCAGTCATTTTAATAAGGAGATTTTTNTNAAATGGAGAAAAAAAGTTGGAGATGAANAGGCAGATCGTATCACAAAAGCTGCAACAAGTCGTGGTACNGACATGCACACTTTGGTNGAACATCACCTTAAAAACGAGGATCTACCAAAAGTTCAACCGATTTCTGATTTTCTCTTTAAAATCTCAAAATCAGACCTAAATCGCATAAATAATATTTACGCCCTAGAAGGTTCCCTATATAGTAAACAGTTGGGTATTGCTGGAACCGTTGATTGTATTGCAGAATATGATGGGGAACTAGCAATAATTGACTTTAAAACATCTAAGAAACCAAAACCACGAGAGTGGATCGACCACTATTTTGTACAGTGCATGGCATATGGTTGTATGCTGTACGAACTGACTGGAATNTCAGTCAAAAAACTTGTAATCATCATGGCTTGTGAAAATGGAGAATGCGTCGTCTATGAAGAACGAGACAAATCAAAGTACATCAAACTTCTCACAGAATACATTGGAAAGTTTGTTAGAGATAAATTGGAACTCTATGGAACCTAATAAAGAACTAGAACAGGCAATTGAAAGTAAATTTTTAACACCATCAAAATTTGCATTAGAAATTGAAAAAATTGTAATTGAGGAAAAACTCAATTACATTGATGCTATTTGTCATTATTGCGATATCAACGAACTTGAGGTAGAATCAGTAACGAAACTTGTATCTAAACCACTGAAAGAAAAACTTAAGTGGGATGCTACAAGACTTAATTTTATGAAACGAACTTCTAGAGCAAAACTACCACTATGATTACTCGTGATGAATTAATGCACCATCGTCTTCAGGCATGGTTGCGTGAGAATAAATGTGATGATATTGAGTATCTTGGATTTTATCCAGATACTCTTGGTGTACATAAACATTGGTATCGTATTGCCGAGCATGAAGTTACAGTTGATTGTATTGAAGATCTTGAGTTAGTCGATGCTGAAAGTGACCCCGTTTGAGACCTATCAACATTA